TTTTGAAGCTCCTCTTGATTAGTATACAAAGAATCTTATCGGAATGCAATCTGTTAGAAAAGCTGCAGCTGTTCACTATGGTCAGCCTATAATTCAACAGAAACCCGCTTTAATGGCCGTGTAGCCGCCTAAAGACTTCGTTCCTTAGGAAACGGCCCAGGCTATAGAAGAAAGAGCTTAGAACGCATTTAAATAGCCTGTACTACCTCCTGTTGGTAGAGGTCCAGAACCAGAAATTGAAGTTACGCAAGAATAGACTAGCCCTTTTATATTTTAGCACTCCATTGATCTTCCTCCAATAGAATAGACTATGGGTGCTGTATTAAATGATTAGCCTATGGTTAATCTTCCAGGTTATAAAGGAGGTAAGGATGATGAATCTTTAAGATACTTTGCTAAAGGTGCTAAGAATGCTGGATTTGTAGGCCAAGATCAATCTGGGAATAACTATAATGTTGATTGGTATACTGTATAGAGAAGAGGTAATAAAATATATGCAGTTGTGTCTAACGGTAAGAATAAAGGTTTATCTGATATAACATAGGCTACAACTAATATTGTATAGTATGAATCACCATTTATACTTGACGATGTTTTAGTTACTGCTCCAAAACTACAGAAGAGTACATCTAAACAAAAGGATATTGATACTTCTGGTATGTAGCCAAGAATGTTACAAAACACAAGCTCTCCTACATATGCTAAAGATTAGGCTAAAGCTAAGGCTGGTGATATAGATAAGGTTATGCTTGGTACATTAGGTTTAGGTATTGCTCCAATAGCAGCACAAGCTGCACCAGCAGCATTAGCTCCAGGAGGTGCGTTCTGGTCTAATCCTATGACATAGGGTATTGCTGCAAGTTCATTAGGAGCTTAGACTGTTAATACTGCAAGTAATGCTGTTATGCATAAAGATTGGTCTACAGCTATGTCTGACGCTATATAGAATAGTACTTTATATAGACCATAAGAATCTATTACTGAATTTACAAACCCAGGAGCCTGGTTGGGCATGGGTGGTGCTAAACTTAATATCTCTGGTAATCCAATACAATAGATTAAAGATATTTATAATCTTGGTAAAGCTGCATCTAATTATACTGGAAAGTATGTATAGAATAAGATCAACTTAAATAAAGTTGGTAATAAGCTAATGCAGAATATTGATAACGCAACTTTACCTAATGAGCTTATCAATGATGCTTCTAAACAGTATAGTACAGAAAGTAAAGATATATTAGATGATACTATATCAAATATACCTAATTATTCTGGATCAGATGGGAAGTTTAATACAAATTACACACAAGCTCCAAAACTATCAAGACCAATAACTGATAGATAGGTTTAGGCTTTTAATGGTGATTTCGATCTTATTAACAAAGATGGAAGTATAAATAAGAGAGCTGCAGCTAGACTAAATAGAAAGTTAAAAGATAATGGTATTTCATTAAAAGATAATGTAGATGGAATAAAGTTTGCTAGAGATTTGGTAAATTAGTATACAGCTGCTAAAGAATTTCCAATTCCAGATGGCTCTACAAGAAAACAATTTGTAGAAGCTTCTTTGCTAAACAAACTAATTGGTGCAAAAGATTATAGTAGACCAAATATGCTATTAAGAAAAAATGATTTTAAAAACATATTTAGAAACGAATTTGACGACGACGTTATTAATGCTGCATACGAAACAGAAAAAGGTGGTATTATAAATAAATCACCTTTAGAAAGAGGTGTGTATTTAACAAGTTAGGCTGGTTTAAATGATTATAATAACACTATGTATAGGTATCCGTATCTACATTATCCTTCAAAAGATGGTATAAAGCCATTAAATGTTAGTGATGATATACCATTGAGACAACAACTTAGAGATCATATTAATCCATATTTAAGAACAAATGGTATGGAGGCTATACCGTTGGATTCTGACTATGATACTGCTTCAAAGATGTTAGATGACAGGATTAATTAGAGATCAAGATTCCTTAGAGGAGTAGTAGATTATAAAGGAAATCATAGAGTTGAACTTAGCGATTAGAGAGACTTAGACGATTACGTTATTAGTAAGTATAATGACAATTCTGTAAAATCAAGACTTGAATATGCTGCAACACACGTACCACCAGTTATGACTGGAGGAGGTAGAGTTGGATTGTATGAAAGTAGTGGAGCTGCAGAAAATGGAGCTTTTCATATGGATAACGATGGGTTATATATATCATCATCTAAAAATATAGCAGATAATTTCTCTGCTCCAAGAAAAGGAGATCCAGATAATTCTGCAATATTTACATTACAAATTCCAACTGGTCATAGAGATGAACCTAACTTGATAAAAAGATTAGCACTTTCTGATTTTGATACATATGATAATGAATATGTCGATCCACGCTTTATAGGTTCTATTGGTACAAAAAATATGTATTATGATCCGTTTAGACTTTAGACTGGTAAAAGTTTAGGTTCTATTGTTAAACAAAAGGCAAAAGAGGCTGGAATTCCATTAGTTGAAAAGGATGTATATGATCTTAATTTTGATATAAATCCAGATCTTGGTTATTTTAATAAAGATCATTATGATTAGGTTAAATCATTAATCGATGCTGATAATTTATTAAAAGAAAAAGATATAAACTTTAGAATCTTAAGTGACAAGTTTTATAACGATAATGGTTTAACGATACAAAAATTTCCAGAAAGACGCGAATTAGCACATCAGATTAATTATATAAATAGGCTTAGTAGTAATGAATTGGTTGAAGAGAATTTTGAATCACTTATTAAGGGTAGAGATTCTTTTGGAGGTGATTTTACTAGAAATATATTAAGTTAGCTTGTTTCTAGCAAAGATAACAGTACAAGAAAATTTGGATATGCAATAAAAGATGCTATACGTAAAAAGGATCTTGATAAGTACAAATAGCTTATATCAAGTAAGAAGATGTTTGATTCTATAATTAATGAAAAACTTGGAACGTTAAAAACTAAATATAAGGTATCTAGAGAATTTAGAAGATTTTCTAAAAACCCTACTGTTCTAAAATAGATTATGGACGAATATGGCGCAATCCCAAGATATTAGATGGATGGATTTGGAGAGCATGATCTTTTCTTAAATAATGGCAAGAAGTCTGCTAAAAGTAAAATAGCATCAGAAGGATACTTACTTGGAAAAAGAGGTTAGAAAGTTGTTGATGTAGAAGATGTTTAGTATATACATAAAGGTGTTAGCAGAAAAGAGATATAGCAAAGAAATAATGGTAATATAGACAGACAGGATCAAACTGAAAACCTATCAATGAAGAACTTAAGAAATGTTATACTTCCAGTTTTAGGACTTGGCGCACTTAAGAAAAAGAATAAAAAATAATACGCAGTTATGCGAAAATAATATTTAATTATTAATTAATAATTATGAAGGAAAACAAAGATAATAAACCATCAGCACTTGATACGATGCTTGATAGTATTTATGGTAACGGAGGCGAAACTTCAGAAACCACAGATGTAACAAACATGGGAAGACAAGATAGTGTTGTTGAGGTAGAAGATGACAATAAGACTCCAGATGAACCAGCAGGTAATTCTGAGGATGTAAAAGATGGGGATGATTTAACCGTCGGTAATGATAACACGGAAATCCCTGAACATATTTTAAATAACTCTAAAGAAGAGAAAGAAACTAATGATAATCAAGATGATGATAACACTGCTAATGATAATGATAGCAGTGATACTGATCATTCTGCTGAAGATGTAACAGAAGCTCAGTAGGTTTCTGCTCTATTTGATGCCGTTGGCGAATCTTTAGGGTGGAATATGGCGGATTTTAAAGAAGAAGATAAGCCTGTTACTGTTGAAGAGTTTACTCAGTATCTTGGTAAAGTTGTAGAACACAACTCTGTACCACAGTATGCTGACGAACGTATTGCTCAGCTTGACGAATATGTTAAGAATGGCGGTAAGTTTGAGGACTTTTATCAGAAGCAACAGGACACATTATCTTTTGAAAACTTAGATCTAGAGAATGAGGATAACCAAAAGAGCGTAATTAGAGAATTACTTAAATATAACGGTTATTCTGATGAGCAGATTAATAATAAGATTAGTAGATACGAAGATGCTGATATGCTTTATGATGAATCTGAAGATGCACTCGAACGATTGAAGGTTATTCGTGAGAATGAGATCGAAGAGAATCGTAAGCAGCAAGAGGAATACGCTAAGCAGCAGGAAGAGCAGAATAGACAGTTCTTCCAGAGTGTTCAGAGTGATATTAACAATCTGAGTACAATTAGAGGTATTTCTATTCCTAAGGAAGATAGAGCTGCTTTATATGAATATATCTTTAAGGTTGACCAAGATGGCGTATCACAGTATCAGAGAGATTTTAATAAGAATCTTTCAAAGAATCTAATCGAGTCTGCATACTTTACAATGAAAGGTGATTCTTTAGTATCTGGAGCTAAGAGAGATGGTGAAACATCCGCTGCAGAAAAACTTAGAAAAATACTTAGGAACACTTCAAAGAATCACAGCACATATAATACACAACAGAAACAGAAGAGTGCTGCTGAACTAGTAAGTGGTCTATTTTAAGATAAATTAAATTATATAATAACTTATGAATAATACTTTACTTAATGGTCTACAGTTGTACAGAGGTAAGAGATTCTCTGATCTTGTAGACGAAAACATGATTTCTAATGCTTTGCTTACAAAGCCTCATGAGGTTGCTGGTATCTTGTCTCTTGTATTCGGTACAAAGGATGATGGTGTTTCAACTACTATTGATATGATTACTGGTGGTCTTGGTAAGACTATGACTATCGAGAATCGCGAATATGAGTGGGCTGTACAGATCGATCAGGATCACGCAGTTAACATTCGTTACGCTAAGTATAATGGCAAAGTAATTACAGCTACAGATGCTGCTGCAACTACTGCTGGTATTGGTAACTCTCCAATCTACCTCGGTCTTGAAGAGC